TAATATAATCGTTATCAAAACTATTCTCTGTGGTATATTCTCCATCATTTACAGAGTAGTAATCGTTGTTTACTTGGTTTATTGCCTGGTCTGTGCAAAATACTCTGTCCTTATATATAACAGAAGTTCCGTTTTTAATTTCAAGCGTGTAAAAGTCTGCTTCCGTTAAAGTACCAAAAGCAACAGTAAAAGACATATAATTAACATCCGTTGAAGCTGTGGGGGTTTTAGTTATTACCGATCCCGCGCTTTCACTTGTTAGATTTACGGTTATAGCACCATTAATAAATTGTCTTGGTATGACCTTAAAGGTTTTATCTCCGTTTGTTCCTATTAACTTCATACTAATATATAAACAAAACTAAAATATTTTGTATTGTATATAAATAAAAAAAGCCCTCCCAAAAGGAAAGGCTAATTTTAAATATAAATAATATATTAAGCTGGGTCAATTGGAGTTGTTGAAGCTACATCTGGAGCGGTTGCAAAAAACGGAGGGTCCACCTCTGTTGCAACAGCAGTTAATGTAAATCCTTGTAAGTCTCCGGCTGCGCCTCCCGAAACGATAGTACCACCAGTGATTTCAGCTCCGTTAGCTTTACCTATTAGTAAATACTTAGTTACTCCAGCACCATTTGGATAAAGTTCAGCTACATAGTGCGCACGACCTCTATTTAAGAGTTTGATTTCTTCTTGTGTCGCCACGTCTAATACTTGAAAAGTAATGTTTAAAGTACTTTCATAAAATGTAGTTCCGTTTTCCCTTGAAGATGTTACTGTTGTTTCTAAAGACGTTTGTCCCCCTTTAACTTCAAACTTAAAAAACTCAGAACTTGATAAAGCCCCTAAGTCAACAGTACCAGCAGACGGAGTTGCATTTGCAACCTCTGTCCCAAAGTCTAAGATGTAAATATTTTTAATTCCAGCAAAGGCGGTCTTACATCCTACCCCTCTACCTTTTGTTATTGCACAAGCCATATTTTTTTGGTTTTAAATAAAAAAGGGTAGGCAGTTTTTGCCCACCCCTTTTAAATCAGTTAATTAGTAATTAAGAATAAAGAACGATATCGCCTCTTACTCCGTATTGTACTCCAGCAGTGTAACGCATTACTACGCGCACATTCTGTGAACCATCAAGGTCAGCCATATCAATAACTTTAACCTCGTTTCTGTCATCTAAAAGACCAGTTCCAAAGAACAAGTTTGACTTCTGAGCTAGTATAGCTTTATTGTTTGCAAGTCCTTTAGCTACAAAGATGTTGATACCTTCAAAAGATAACTCTCCGCCATTGTACCAAGTTGTACCCTTGTTATCTACACCAGCACCGCCGATAGTAGCAGCAAAGCCACCTAAAGCACGAATGTAAGCTCTTGCAATGTTATTTGAAACGTAAAGAGTTAAATCTTCTTTTCCTAAGATAGTTGAAGGTGCAGCATCTACAATCTTCCCTAACTCAGCAATTACGTTAGCACTTGTTACAGCTGCCTCTGGTACATCAGCACCACCATCAGCAGTAAGTAAAGCGTCAAAGCCATCAAAGTTTCCTTCTCCAGCAGCACCTTGCCAAATAGATGTTTCAGTTGCGTTTGCAACCTCAGCAGCTACTCTTGAAATAACATAGTCAGAGAATAAAGGTGGCAATTCATCAAAAGCACTAAAGCCCATTTGAGCAGCTTCCCAATCAGCGTGTAATTCTTTTTTACAGATTTGTAGGTTAACTTGTAATTCAGTTGGTGTTAATACTTTCTCAGTCAATGTAAGACCAGAAGTAGTAGCATCAAAATCACAATCAGCAGAACGTACTAAGTTAGAAAAAGCACCTACTTTCATAGCAGCTTTATACTTAATGTTAGGCAAGATTGTTACAGCTCCAGCGTCTAATGTTGAAGCAGATAATAGGGCAGCACCTAGGTACTTCCCAGCAAATTCTCCAGCATAGCTAGAGGCGGTAATTGTTGGATTAGCCATTTAATTTAAATTTAGTTGTTAATTATTTTATTCATTACTCTATCAAGCGTGCTTAGTTTTCTTTTATTAGCAAACTTGAAATTTTGTTTGTTTGTTGAATTAGCTTCTGGGTTTGCCATAATAGGCTCTGCACTTGGCTCATTCAATTCTTCTTGTACTTCTTGTGGTACTTCGCTTAGTTCGTGCTTAGATAATTCTTCCGTTATAAGGTTTCCTAAGTCTTCTGCGCTTAAGTCTTCCTTAGGCTCTAACATAGCTTTGATTTCTTCAATCATTTCTTTGACCTCAGCAAGTTCTTCTTTAGTAGCATAGCCCATTTCTTCTTTTTCTTCTTCTGCTTCTACTTCTTCAATTACTTCTTCTTCTTTTTCTTCTTCCTCAGCTTTAATTTCAGCAATTAGACCTTCTTCAGCTACTACTAAAATACGCCCGTCTTCCATTTGGTATTCGCCAACTGGTACAGCTACTTTTTCATCCTCTGTAACAATAAAGATTTCTTTACCAGCTTCAAAAGAGTCTGCTTCTAAAACAGTTCCGTTTTCTAAAGTTTGTTGTTCTAGTTTAACCTCTTCGGATAAACCTACAACTTCCTTGATTTTTGATATCATATCATTTGTATTCATATTAATATATAATGGTTAAAAATTAATTTTGCATTTTCATACGTTTCCTACACCTTGCGCCCTTAAACTTCCATCACAGCATTTGGTTTTGTAAGTGTTATCTTTGCACAAACAGCCGCCCCTACTACTTCCCTTGGGACTTGTTTTACTTGGTGTTATAAATCGCTTAAATAGTTTTCTCATTTAATTGGTATACAGTTAGGAACTAATTTTCCGTTTTTCATTTTCATTCCGTATTGCTCATATCCAGCAGTACAAGGTGCTTTAAGGTTGTGCTGTTCGCAAGGCATAAACCAAATTTTACCCTCAAAATCGTGTTCGTGGTACTTATCACATCCTATATCTTGTGCAGCCTTTATAGCAAGTTCTTTAGTTGAATAAGCTAAGCGGTCATCTATAATAGCCATACTGTCATTTATAACTTCACTAGCTAAATCAATTTCGCCTAGTTCTTTTAGTTTGCTCTCTGCCCAACGCTTACCAGCTTTACCACCCCATAGTAAATAAGAGATAGTGCCGCAAGCCTTAGTATCGCCTTCATCGTAATATTCCTCAGCTCTTGATAAGTAAGAATACATCCTTTTTATGGTTTCTTCACTTATTGGTTTTCCTTGTGCTAATTGCTGCGCTCTTACCTTACCAACTTGAGTAGCGCATTTATTGTCTACTTTCTCGTTAAGCTCTAAACCTCTTTTAGCGTTATTCTTTACGCCACTAGGATAGTCTGAGTAGCTTTCTAACTCTACATCTTTATTTTTTAAGATAGCTGTTACTTTACTTAGTAAATATTCTGCTTCTGCTTCTTCTATCTTAGCAAGTTCGTCTTTAATGCTTTCTTTAGGTCTTTCCATTTTATCCGCAAAGTACCCTTCAATACTAAAACCCTTTACCTTTCCAGTTTTTACAAACTCGGTCCAGATTTTATTGTTGTTTACTTTTACAGCACCTACCCAAGTACCTAAAGGCAAATCCATTCCATACTTTACAGATTTGTCGTGTACCTTATCTTCTACTATCCAGCTTTCTACTAAACTAAGTCCGTTTATTTCGTATTGGTGTTCTAGGGTTGAGTTGTTTTGTTTACCTTGCATTAAGTACATTTGCGAGGCTTTTAAGACAGTATCTTTTGAGAAATATATATAATACTCATCTTCTCCGTTACGTCTGTATATGGGCTTATTTGGTATAAGTAAAGCGCCCATTAAAATACGCTTTTCTTTATCCACCTCTGCAAGTTTAAACTCTTGAGATTTAAGGGCAATAAAATCTTCTTCTATTGCTGGGTTTTCCACTACGCTAATAGCTTCAATTCCTATTTCTTGGTCTTCATCTAAAATGAGTTCTACTATTCGCATATTATTATATAAAGATTTTTAATTTATTTTGTATTTATCCTATCGTTGCACCTTCAACAATATTGTTTTGTAAACTCTGTGCTGTTGTTACATCGTTAGAGACTACATAGGCTTGTACTGGTTGCTGTTCTTGAGCTCCTATCGCATCAGCTAATTGGTTTGTATCAGAAGCTCCAACAATGTTAAAAGCTGGAGGTTGTGGAGCACCGCCACCGACGGATGCACCCCCACCAGCAGCACTTCCTTTGCTTGGATTTGTAGAAGCTATTTTTTTAAGCTGCATTGCAGAAAATGCACCAGCTAAACCAGCTTGAACAATTGGATAGGCTGGAAAAACAGCAGTAATAGGAGATTTTTGCGCTGTGGTATATGCGTTTTGAACACCCTCTATACCACTTATTGTTGCTTGTGCTAATGCAACTCCTTTACCTATCTTACTCCCTTCTCCAGCTACTTCGGATATTAGACTCAATGTGTTTTTAGCTATTCCTACTTTAGCATCTTTAACTTTATTATCTAACTCTATCTTTTCGTTAGTTTCTTTTATTCTTTCTTCACTTGCTTTAGTTTTTATTGCATCTTCCTCAGCTTTTCTTTTATCTCTTCTTTCTTTGTCTATTGCATCAAACTCAGCTTGTTTAGCTGTTTCTTTTTCATTTAAAGAGTCAATTAACTCTTGGCTTAATAATCCATTTACTAAAGCCTCAGCCATTAAAGCTTTATTATGTTCTCTTATTTTTTGTAATTCTAATGCTCTTGCCTCATCTTCTTTATTAGCACTCTCGTCTCTAATTTTATTTTTTAATCCTTCTAATTTTTTAAGTCTATCAACTTCTTTAGCAGCTTCTTCTTTTGCAATATCTTCAGCCGATTTTCCAGAGTCTTTACTATCTTTTTCTCGTTTTTTAGGTTTAACAAATTCAGTAAAGTCTAATCTTTTTGTTTCTCTATCAATAGCATTTTGTATTTCAGCTCTTTGTTCTGTTAAAGATGCAATGTCTTTAGCTATACTTTTTTGCCTTCTTTCAGAAGCTGCTATCTGCTTATTAAGCCTATTTGTTAATGTTGAATCTAAAGGGTCTGCTGCTGCTTTTTGAGCTAATAAGTCAGTTAACTTTACTCTTTCAACCATAAAATTATTATTCTCTTTACCTATTAAGGTTTGAGCTTGTAGTTCATCACTATATAATGCTTCTATGTTTGTAAGTATAGCTTTGTTTTTAGCTTGTACTTTTATAGCTTTAACTTGGTCATCTATAAATGCTAAAGAATCCGCTGTTAGCTCGTTGTTCTCATCTAACTCTAAATTAGCATCTTCGTACTTTTCATTTAAGTCATTTATAACATTTTTAAGATTCTCTCCTTTTAAAGCTCCACTCTCATAAGCTCTTGCAACTGATTGTAAATGTGTTGTCTGTTTAGCAATAGATTGATTTAATGCTTCTGCTTCTTTTTCTAACGCTTCCCTCGCTGCCTTACCTTCTGCTGTAATACCACTTAAAAAGTCTTTTATCTTATCAAAATTAGCAACCAATAAACCAACACCTACAACTAATGCACCTATTCCAGTTGCTAACATAGCTTTTCTAAAGCCACTCAATCCTTTTGAGGATAAAGAAATTGACTCATAAGAATCCTTAAACTGTTGAGCTAAACCACCAGTCAAGTTGTTTAAAATCCCCATTGCACCACCATTGGATACAAGGTCATTCGTTAAGTCGTTAGTTCCTTTACTTAAAGACTTCTGTTGAACTTTTAACTGCTTTACAGATAAATTTTGGTCTTTTATAGAATCCTTAACGTGATTTAATTGAGTGTTTAATTGCTTTTGAGCTGCTAAAGAATTTTTAGGAGTATCTCTTAACTGTTGCTCAAGCTTCTGTTGCTCCCTTTGTAGCTCTATTGTAATTTGCTCTTGCTCCTCTAATATACTATTTAAAAGAGTAATATCCTTTACAGCATCCTTAGCATTTACATTGATATCTATTGTTTTTTCTATCGCCATTTTATTTCTTGTTTAAGTGCTTTGTATCCCTCTTTTAATGTTGTAGGTAGTTTATGCTTGCCTTGTGCTATTCTAATAGCTTCTGTCTCTCCGTTCACATATTTTAAACCCTCTAATATTAATTTTATCATTACTATAACATTAAGTTGTTGTTTCTGTACTATCTGTAAAACCACTAAAATTATCTGTTCCATATTCTACTTGAACACTCAATTTATAAGTAACACCAGATTCTAAACCAGTGTATTGATATGATGTAGCGGTTATACTGTCTATTAATTGATTATCTTTAAAAAGCAAGTATTTAGTTGCACCACTTAAAGCAGTCCAATTTTTGTCAACTGTTGTTGAACTTATAGCGGTTGTTTCAAAATTAGCCACTCTAGGTAATGACTCATTTATCCCTTTACTTAAATTATCTAAACTTGAAAAAACATTAAACAGTTCTAAGTCTGTTTTATTTGTTAATAGGTTTGTTTTTATGGTGTTTATTCTATAGCTTTTATTTGCTATTACAAAAGTGTCGTTAAGATTATAATTAAGCAGTATTCTTAACGGTAAATACGCGGTCACTTTTAGTTTTCTAGCTTGCGAGTCATAAATATTTGATATGTAGTCTATATAGTTATTTTGAAAAAGTGAATTTGTTACACTAGCTAAAGTCGTTTCATCCATTTCAGTACCAAAATTTAAAGAGTCGTTTCCGCTAGAATTTAAATTAGAAGGTCTTTTGTAGTTGTTTAATGTTGGAGTTCCCGTACCGCCCCAAACCAATGCACCGTTTGGATTTGTGTTTATACAGTACAATAATAAAGGAGCGCCAATTGTCGGCTCTAAGTTACTGTCTAGCAATGAGCCTTGAGTCATATTTGTAAAAACCGCCCCATCCTTTAACCTCTCGTACATTATTTTCTCAAAGTCTACTTCTATTTTATATTTTTCCCCATCAAATTGTTTATTTCCATATGATAAATTTCCGAAATCATCATCTTGTATAAGGTCAGAGGCTTTAACTAAAAAATATTCTTTACTTTTAAATTTAAAATCAATTTCTTTAAATTGTAACAGTTTACTTATGTTTGATTTATCGACCTCTACATATTCGGTAATATCATAACTGTTTCCAGAATTATAAAAATCTTGTAAAGACTTAACTACAATAATACCATTTTCTTTATAAGCTGTTAAGTTATATGTTTTAAATAAAGATGTTAAAAAGTCAATAACTTTGATTTCTGGTAATTGCCTATTAACTATAAAATCGTTTTGTAAACTTGAAGTTGGAAAATCATAAACAGCGCTTAAAAAATCAGAAGAGCTGCCGTACTGGTAGCTGTAACCTCTAACAACAGATAAAGATTGCGCACCAATAGTCAAGGTATTTTCAGATTCAACAGTAAACAAAATATCTTCTGGCGCGTTAGAGAATGTAAAGTAACTACCAAAATCAAACTCTAAAGTATGGCTACCAGCTGTGTTAAAAGTTCCTTGGGCAAAAAGCGTTCCACTTGCGCTATTTATCCTTACTGTTACTTCTGTATCTGCTGAAAGTGTTATTGTATAAACAAATTTAAAATAACCTAATGTACTAAACGGTCGCACCTCATCATCTGGGGTTGTCGATGAAAGGGTTAAATCATCATTAAGGCTATTTGTTACTGTAAAAATTCCACCCGCTGGCAAAGCGTTACTAACAGCACCAGAAGCCCTATGTAATAATAAATAAAGGCTTCTAAAATTTGTATTATTAAAAAAGTCATTACTAAAAGTAATATTATATTTAGACTGAATAGCATCTATAATCTTACGAACTTTTAAAGCTGGTTTTAAATCCGTATAAATAAGTGTATCAGAGCCGCTTTGATATTTACTATTAGTATGTATATTGAAGTATTTACTGTGCGTTATAAGTGGAAACGCCACATCTAAATCAAGAGAGCTTTGAAACTTAGATAAAACAGTTGCATTGTCGTAATTAAAATTTAAGCTAGGGTCAATAGGTAGGGAACTTAAGTCATCGTCTTGCATCAAGTCATTAAGT